ATGCGTGAGTTATGCAAGGAGGATTTATTTTTTTTGATGTGGTGTGTATTGAGGCGGGATGATATGGAGGATGAGTGGTTATTGGCGAGGTGTAGGGAGGTTCAGGAGAGTCCTGATGAGATGTTGGATTTGTGGGCGAGGGGACATTACAAGAGTTCTATAATAACATTTGGGTTGACGATACAGGATATATTGAGGGACCCTGAGGTGACGGTGGGGATATTTAGTTGCACAAGACCTATAGCGAAGCAATTTGTGCGTCAGATAAAGAGGGAGTTTGAGGGGAATGAGGTATTGCGGGAGTTGTTTAGTGATATATTGTGGGAGAACCCGCAGAGGGATGCGCCGAAGTGGTCGGAGGATGATGGGATAATAGTGAGGCGGAAGGGCAACCCGAAGGAGAGCACGGTTGAGGCGTGGGGGGTGGTAGAGGGGCAGCCGACATCAAAGCACTTTAAGAGGTGTATATATGATGATTTGATTACGGTTGAGTATGTGAGTAATCCTGAGATGATAGAGAAGGTGACGGATGCTTGGGCTTTATCGTTGAATTTAGGGAGTGGGGATTGCAAGAGGCGGTATATTGGGACGAGGTATCATTTTGGTGATACATATAAGGTGATGATGGATAGGGGCGCGGTGAAGGCGAGGATATACCCTGCGACAGATGATGGGACATTGGAGGGTGCGCCAGTATTTTTGAGTAAGGAGGCGCTGGATAAGAAGCGAGCGGCAATGGGTCAGTTTGTATTTAGTGCGCAGATGTTGCAAAATCCTATTGCAGATACAACGCAAGGTTTTAGTAAGGATGATATAAGATATTATGATAGTATAAGTGATGAGAGGGGGTTGAATAAATATATATTGGTTGACCCTGCGAATGATAAGAAAAAGAAGAGTGACTGGACTGCGGCATGGGTTGTTGGGTTGGCGGAGGATGGGAATTATTATATATTGGATGTGGTGCGTGATAAGTTGAATTTGTCAGAGCGTGGCAGGATGGTGATTGACTTGCATAAGAGGTGGAGCAGAAATGGTCGGATAATGGGAGTTGGATATGAGATGTATTCTATGCAAGCGGATATTCAGTATATTGAAGAATTGCAAGCGAGGGAGAATTATAGGTTTCATATAACGCCGCTTGGTGGGAAGTTGAGTAAGGTAGATAGGATAAAAAGGTTGATACCATTATTTGAGCAGCATAAAATATATTTTCCGAATGTTTGCTACAAGACAAATTATGAGGGTAAAGCTGTAGATTTAATTGGTCAATTTATACAGGAAGAATTTTTGTGCTTCCCAGTTCCGTTGCATGATGATATGCTTGATGCGTTAGCGAGAATAACAGAAGCGGATTTAAATTGCATTTTCCCTGACATAGTGATAAAAAAGAAAGACAGATGGGTTATTGATAATAAAATTGTGCCTTTTAGGAGGGGAAGCGTATGGACTATGTAGAAAAAGAAAATGGTGCTGATATAGGTGCTGCTATGGGCGTTGATGATGATTATGAGTCTAACGAAATAGTTTTGCGTGTTCGTAATGATATAAAGGCATATAAGGCTCATGCTAAACAATGGAGGCAGGATGCTAAAATGGCATATAATATGTATGCTGGCAAGCAATGGACTACAGAGGAAGTTCAGATATTAGAAGAGCAAGGTCGCCCTCCGATTACATTTAACAAAATGACAAAAATTATTAATACTGTAACAGGATTAGAGTTGCAGAATAGGCAAGATATTAATTGTATTCCGTTTGGTGTTGAAGACCAAGGGGTTTGTGATTTAGCAAACAATGCTTTAAAATATATTAGAAAAGAATGTGAGGCTGAAGATGTAGAATCTGAGGCTTATGAGGATGTTTTGGTTTGTGGTTTAGGTGGTGTATATACTTATGTGGATTATGAAATAGATAGAGATGGGTGTATCGTAGAAGAGCGCATTGACCCTTTTATGCTTGCATTTGACCCAACCAGCAGAAAGAAAAACGCTGAAGATAGCAAATGGAGAGCTATTGAAAGGCGCATGGATAAAAAAGATTTTATTACATTATTTCCGCAAGCTAAAGATGCAGTAAATAATGGCACGCTAGAATTGATGGATGATGTTGAGGAAGCAGTTGGCGACCCTAAAGATGATTATAAAAATAATGTTATTACACAGACAAGTGACAAAGGTAAAATTTCTGTAATATATTATCAATGTTATAAATTGGTTCCAGTGTTTAGGGTTGAAAATCCTGTGTTAGATATAATGGGCAATCCTACAGGCGAAATGAGGGTTGACGAATTAAACGAAGAACAATATGAGCAAATAAAAACTCAAATTGAGCAAGCTGGGTTAATGGTTGTTGAGCAGGTTAAGCGTCAGTATCATCAGTATATAGTGGCGGGAGATTTGTTGTTAGATGAAAAACCAGCTCCTGTTGAGAAATTTTCAATAGAAATATTAACAGGCTTGCGTGATAGAAATGCTAATACTTGGTTTGGTCTTGTTAAGCTAATGATGGACCCGCAAAGATGGGCTAATAAGTGGTTATCGCAAATAATGCACATCCTTAACACAAATGCTAAGGGTGGATTTTTATATGAAACTGGCTCGTTTAAAGACCCAACACAGGCTGAAAATGATATGTCACGCCCTGATAAAAATGTTGAGGTCAACCCAGGTAAGCTGGAAAGAATACAACCTAAGCCACAACCAAATTATCCTGATGGCATAGATAGATTGTTGCAATATGCTATGGGTGCAATTAATGACACATCTGGTGTGCCTTTAGAATTAATGGGCTTGACTGATAAAGTTCAAGCGGGCGTGGTAGAGGAAAGTCGTAAAAACTCTGGCTTGACAACTCTTGCGCAGTTTACAAATTCATTGCGCAAATTTAGAAAGTTTCAAGGAAAGTTATTGTTGGATTTTGCAAAAACATATATTGCAGATGGTCGTTTAATTAGAATAGATGAAAAAAATGGCTCTAAATATATTCCGTTGCTAAAAGAGGGTTTGGCAGAAAAATACGATATTATTATTGATGATGCGCCTAATTCTGTGAGTGTAAAAGAAAGAGTGTTTGGCACAATGATGCAATTATTGCCTATGGCTATGCAAGCTGGGGTGCCTATTCCGCCTGATGTTTTGGATTACTCACCACTTCCTGCAAATTTAATTGAAAGCTGGAAAAATTATATTGCACAGCAATCTGCTGACCCAATGAAGCAAGCAGCATCACAATTAGAGTTGCAAAAGAAAACAAATGAGATTAAGAAGATAGAAAGTGATGCTTTCTTAAATATGGCAAAAGCGCAAGATATAACTACAAAATCTCAAATTGAAGCTATGTTGGGTCAAACTAACATACAAGATAATATGATTAATCTAAATATAGAAAAAATCAAACAACAAACAGCAAAAATAAAAGCTTTTGCTGATATTAAAAAAGCGACAACCCAAACAGATACTGCGGTTGTTAATGCTATGAGCAAATCAACCAACAATGGAGGAGTATGACCACTGAACAAATGAACGCAAAAGATTTAGAGGCTATGGAAAATGAGATAGAAAGCCAAGAAGATGATGCGGTTGAAAATAGTGACTTAGAATCCATTGATACTTCAGAATTAAAAGCTGAAGATATAAAAGATGAAGATTTAACTGAAGAGGCTATAGAGGAGTTTGTTAAATCTAAAGGTGCAAAATTAAAAATTAAGAAAAAAGAGCCTGTAGCAAAAGCTGAAGCTAAGAAAGTAGAAGATAAAAAGCTAGAAGATATTAAAGAGCCATATCAGCAACCTTCAACAAAAGAAAACGCTGACAAAAAACAAATACCATATAACGCTTATTTTGAGCAAAAACAAAAACGCATAGAAGCTGAAAAAAAATACGCTGAAGCTATGCAAAAGCTTAAAGCTTATGAAGAAAAAGAAAAAGTTGCACCTGTAACTTATGAAGATGACCCTCTTGAGTATGTAAAAACAAGACAAGATAAACAGGATGCAATAGTTCAGGCTGATATAGCTTCAAAAGAAGCATCTTATTATGAACAGCAATTTATACAAACTTATGCAACTGCGGCACAAGATTTTAGTAAATCTCAAAATGACTTTAGTGATGCTTATAATCATTTGTGGAACCAAAGAACGCAACAACTTGCTTTGTTTGGTTATGCGCCAGAAATGATAAAGCAAATTGTGGAGGCGGAAGAAAGAGGTTTGGTTGCAAATGCTTTAGAGCGTGGATTTAATCCTGCTGCTAAATTATATGAACTAGCAAGAATGTCTGGTTATTCTCCTAAAATTAATAATTCTGTTACGCCACAAAACCCTCAGCCAACAAGGAAGTTAGAGAATATACAAAAGGGGCAACAATTAAATACTCCAATAAAAGGTGGTAGAGTTGCAGGACAAGACTTGACAGATGAAGTTATTGATGATATAGATAGTATAAATCCCCTTGCGGATTTAAATAAAAAAACTGCTTTGGACTTATTTTTTGAGAAAATGGCTTCAAGGTAATAATATTTCGGCAGCCTCCGTTAAAGGGCGTTTCTTCGGGTAATTCCGTCAAAAATTTTTCGTAGCTCGTTTTATCGGGCAATTTTCGTTTTACATTTTTATCAACTTAAAAAGGAGTAGGCTTATGGCTGAAACCAATTATCCAGTTAATCACCCTTTAGCGGTGAAACTATACTCTAAGAGGCTAATAAGAGAAGCCCTTAAAGCAACCTATATCAATAAATTTATTGGTAAAGGAACTAACAGCGTTATTCAATTAAAAGATGAAACGCAAAAAAGCGCAGGTGACCAAATCACTTACGGTTTAATTATGCAACTTAATGGTGCAGGTGTGTCAGGTGATGGCGCTCTAGAAGGCAACGAAGAAAGCTTAGTTACTTATTCTGATGCCTTGTTAATTGACCAAATAAGAAATGGCGTGCTATCTACTGGCAAAATGTCAGAGCAGCGTGTTCATTTTGATGTTCGTGAAGAAGCAATGGACAGATTAAAAGACTGGTTTGCTGACCGCATGGACACTGCATTTTTTAACCAAATTGCAGGTAACACAGGTCAAGCTGATACTCGCTATACAGGCTCTAATGCTACTGTAGCTCCTGATGCTAACCACTTATTATTTGGTGGCGCTCAAGCTTCTGAGGCTTCTGTGGCTGGTGCTTCTACTGCGGTATTTACACTAGACTTATTAGACAAAGCTGTAGAGAAAGCTAAAACTTTATCTCCACTAATTCGCCCTGTGCGCATTAATGGCGAAGATAAGTTTGTATGCTTCTTGCATCCTTTCCAAGTTACATCACTAAGAACTACAGTTTCAACTTCTGCTGTTACTTGGTATGACATACAGAAAGCTGCAATGATGGGTGGTCAAGTATCTAACAACCCTATCTATACAGGCGCTTTAGGTGAATACAATGGCGTGATTTTACACGAATCAACTCGTGTTCCATCTGTTGTTGCAAACACTCGTAGAGCAATTCTGTGTGGCGCTCAAGCTGCTGTTGTTGCATTTGGTCAGAACTATTCAGACCAATCTCCAGCATGGCAAGAGAAAACATTTGACTACGGCAATAAACTTGGCGTAGCAGGTTCAGTAATTTGGGGCTTGAAGAAAACTCGCTTCAATTCTGCTGATTTAGCAACTATTACTATACCTACTTACGCTGTTGCAAGCTAATAGGTTTTAGTAAATAAAGGAGAAATAAAATGCCTACAGCAACAATTACTGCATCAGCATTTAATAACGCCCCTAAACAACTGTTTAATGGCGTAAACTCAGTAACTGCAAGAGTAAATACTGGCGCTATCACCGCTTCTGGTGCTACACCAATATTTTATGCAAAAGTGCCAAAGGGTGCGACTATCCTAGATGTGATTGAAACTCACACCTCAGGCGCAGCTTCTTGTCCAGGAGATATTGGTTATGATGCAACTACTTCAGCTTTCATATCACAGGGAACTCAAGGCTCTGTTTTAAGAGCTTCAGTAGCTGCTAATATTCCAGTAAGCATACCATTGCCTAGCACGACTGTAACTAACTATGTTAAAATCATAGGCACTTACACGCCAGCTACAGCAGTAACTTCATTAAAAGGAGCTGTTACTGTTCTTTATACTCTTGACGAGTAGAAAAAAAGCATTTATGCTTGGGGAAGTAATTAACCTTACTTCCCCTTTTTTTATGTTACAAAAACCAGTCTTGGATATAATTAATGAAGCTAATGAAGCTTACGAAAAAAGAGATTGGCATACGGTTATTAGTGCTTGTGAATCTTTACTAGCTTCTGGACAGCAATTATCTCATACATATTATCTTTTAGGAATGGCAAATCTCTCTCTTGGCTCTTACGCTATAGCACGCCATTTTTTTGAACAATCTGACAAAATAAAACCATTACACCCTGCTGTATTAAATAATTTAGCAACTTGTGAGCATGAATTAAATAGGCGTGAAGAAGCGATAAAATATTATAAAAAAGCAATCCAAGTTGGGGTTGAAAAAAACGACAAACAAATTGGCTTATATTATTCTAATCTTGCTGGTGTATGCACAGGATATGGCATGGCAAAAGAAGCTGAAAAATATATAAATTTAGCTTTAAAATTTGGTGCTAATCATTGGTCTGTCTATAACAATCTTGCGGTAGTTTTGTTAGAGCAAGGAAGATACAAAGAAGGTTTTGATAAATATCATTATCGTTTAGAAAATATTGATATTTTCAAACCTAAAAATTATCGTGAAAAAATATTACCTCAATGGAATGGTGAAGAAAATTCTATTGTAGTTATTTATGGCGAGCAGGGTTTGGGTGATGAAATTATGTTTGCTTCATTACTTGAAGCTGCCGCTAAAGACATGAAAGTAAAAAATTGTAAAGTTGTATTTGATTGCAATAATAGGCTTTTAAATATTTTTAGACAAAGTTTTCCTGATTTAGAAATTTATGGAACAAAAAATTATGCAGAACAATCTGAAAGAACTTGGGATAAAAGAATAAATCCAACTCATCAATTAGCGATAGGTTCTTTGACTAAGTTTTATTGGGACAAAAGAAACACAAAGCCATATATTAAAATAAACAATACAATAAAAATAGAAGGAAACAAGCCTAAAATTGGGTTTTCTTGGTATGGTGGAGTTGCTAAAACAAATATTTATTACAGATATATTCCATTGGAAAAATGGAAGGAAATATTTAAACTTCCTTATGATTTTGTTTCTTTGCAGTATAATCCTGAGGCTCATAATGAAATCACAAAACTTCGTAACGAAGGATTTGAAAATGTGCATCATAATTCTGAAATAATGGCTGACATAGATAAAACTGCTGAACTTATAAACGGCTTAGATTTAATTATCGGAAGCCCTCAAACTGCTTTACATTTAGCTGCGGCAATGGGTAAGCCAACTTGGCAACTTACGCCAAAATGCTCAATGTGGCAAATGAACGCATTTAGTGATTTTTATGAATGTGGTGAAACAATAAAGCAAACTACAAATGATTGGAGTGATGTTATGGATTTAGTAAAAGAGAGGTTAGAAGATGCTGATTTCACAAAAATATAAAGAATTAAATGAAGAGTTGCACGCACGCAATCCTCGTTATGGTCGGTCAGGCTCAAAATATGCAGAAAACATTATCGCAATCTGCGAGCAATTTAGCACAAAAGATTTATTAGATTATGGTTGTGGCAAAAGCACGCTTGCTGAAAATTTGCCATTTAATATTAAGCAATATGACCCTGCAATAGAAAAATATAGCAAATTGCCAGAGCCATCTGATGTAGTTGTATGCACAGATGTTATGGAGCATATTGAGCCAGAATTTTTAGATGATGTTTTAAATCACATAAAAGAGCTAACAAAAAAAGCTTGCTTTATGGTTATCTCAACAATACCTGCTAAAAAAACTTTATCTGATGGGCGTAATGCACACATCTCTTTACACGACAAAGTTTGGTGGATTGATAAATTAAACCAGTATTTTGATATTAATAATGTTGTAGAAGCTGGTGGGGATATTTATGTTTTGTTAGAAAGGAGAAAAAATAATGCTTAAAATTTTTATTGGTGTTGACCCTAGACAAGCAGTTTCAGTTGCAACGCTTGCAAGTTCTATATATAGGCAATCAAGCAAACCAGTTTCAATTACCCCTTTAATTTTATCACAATTACCATTGCAAAGAAAGGGCTTAACGGAGTTTACATACTCTCGTTTTCTTTGCCCATATCTTTGTAATTACGAGGGCTGGTCACTTTTTCTTGATGCTGATATGCTTTTAAAGACAGATATAACTGAGTTATTTGCGCTTGCTGATGATAAATACGACATTATGGTTTGTAAAAATCCTCATAAGTTTGAGTGGGCTTCTGTAATGTTATTTAACAATGCAAAATGCAGAGTTTTAACGCCAGAATATATAGAAACAGCAGATGGCTTACATGGAATATCTTGGACAAAAAATATTGGTGAGTTGCCATTAGAATGGAATCATTTAGTAGGTTATGATGCTCCAAGACCAGATGCAAAATTAGTTCATTATACGCAAGGCAATCCTATTTGGGAAGAAACTAGAGCCTGTGAGTATGGTGATGATTGGTGGTTTGAATATGGTATAATGGCAGACGCTTCTGAAAGCTGGGAAACAATAATGGGCAATTCAGTTCATGCTGTTAATATTGTTGAGGGCAACAAAACGAAACTATTGCCAAAATTTTATTTTGATATACAATACAATGGAAATGAAATAGCATCTCTAAAACCTAAAAAAGAATATTTAGAAAGGCTAAAGGAGCTTTTTAATGACGAATACTCTACAAACTCTGATAAATAGAATACAAGATGATATAGATAGAACTGACCTTACTGCGCAGGTTACAAAATTTATCAATCAAGGTATTAGATTTTACGAAAAAGAAAACTTTTGGTTTACAGAAGATATAGCGACAGAATCAACTATTGCTAACACTGAAACATACGCAATTACTGGCATTGCAACAAATATTAAAGATATTATTCGTGTTGAAATTACAGTTAATAATGACACTTATGATTTAATAAAAAGAGATATAAATTATATCCGAAATAAAAATACCCCAACAAACACTACTGGCAGACCAACTGATTATTGTTTATTTGATGGCGATATGTATTTAAGTCCAATTCCTGATAATGTTTATGTTTTAAAATTTTATTACAGAAAAGATTATCCTGATTTAGTTAATAGCACAGATACTAACGACTACTTGGACTATGCAGAAGATTTAATAGAAATGTATGCAGAGGGTCGTTTATATCGTAGAGTTATACTTGATAGAGAGCGTGCAGCAGATTGTGATACTGAGGAGTTAAGGCATTTAGAGCAACTTCGTTCGTTACATTCTAGCAAAAGAGCTACAAACACAAACAAACCAACGCAATTTTAATGTTAGCAGAATTTGGAACATTATTATCAGATTTGCCACCTATAGGAAATATGGGGGCTACTGTTGCGAATAATGTTATTCCATTTGGTAATACATATAAGTCCTTTCCTTCATTATCTGTTGTCAGTTCTAATGCGCTTGACACCCCTTGTTTGGGTGCATTTGCAACTCGTGATAGTGCAGGTAATCCTTTAAATTTTTGTGGAGATACGGCTAAATTATACTTGCTATCTTCTGGCTCATTAACTGATGTTTCAAAAGTTGGTGGATATGCTACAGGCTCAACAGAAAAATGGAATTTTGTAAAATTTAACCAATATGTGATTGGAACTAATTATACTGACGCTATACAAAAATATGATGTAGAAATTGATACTGATTTTTCCGATTTAGCAGCAACAGCTCCAAAAGCTAGATATATAGCTGTTGTAAGAGATTTTGTGGTTCTTGGTAATATTGATGATAGTGTTGATGGTCAAGTTCCAAATAGAGTTCAGTGGTCTGCAATAGGCAATCCATCAGGCGCTTGGACACCTTCTGCTACAACACAAGCTGACATACAAGATTTGCCTGGTGATGGCGGTTGGGTTATGAATGTTATTGGTGGAGAGTATGGCGTTATTTTTAGAGAACGCTCTATTCATAAGATGTCTTATATTGGAAGCCCTTTAATATTTCAATTTGATGAAATTGAGGGCGCAAGTGGAACTTCAGCAAGTCGTTCTTGCGTTAAATTTGGTCGTGGCAATAATATATTTTATTTAGGTCGTGATGGATTTTATATTTTTGATGGTCAGCAGTCAAATCCTATAGGTGTAAATCAAATTGATAAAACTTTTTATGCAGATGTAAACCAATCTTATATGGGAAACATTGTTGCAGTTGCTGATGAAATAAATTCTATAATAATGATGGCATACCCTTCACTTGCAAGCTCAAGTGGTGTTTGTGATAAAGTTATAATGTATAACTATTCTCCTAATGCTACTAAAAGATGGGCTTTTGCTGATATGGATAGTGAGTTTTTATTTATATTTAATTCTGAAGGCTATACAATGGATTCTTTAGATGGTGTAAATAATAATTTAGATTTAATTACACCAAGTTTAGATAGTCGTATATGGACTGGTGGCGCTTCATATATTTCTGCATTTAACATAGATAACGAACTTACAACCTTAACTGGCGCTGCTTTAGAGGCAACTATAGAAACAGGTGAAATAGAAATAAATCCTGGTCGTGCTACAAGATTGCGTGAAGTTAAACCATTAATTGAGGGCGCAACTTCTGCTGGGGCAGTTACAGTTCAAATAGGCGTTAGAGATGATGGCTCTGATACTGTTACTTGGGGTGGAGTGCTAAGTAATAATAATGCAGGAAATTTTCCTTGCAGAACTAATGCAAATTATCACAGAATGAGAGTTGTAATTGATGGCGGGTTTGATTTTGCGCAAGGTATAGAAATGCTAGAGCAAACTCCTGGAGGAAAAAGATAATGGCTAAAGGATATATAGAAGCACCAGAATATTTACCTGATACGGCAGAATGGGGGCGTAGAATAGCGAAAAGATTGCGTGAAGTTTCTCAAGGCAAAACTAACAATACTGATGAGGTTACACTAACATTAAATTCTGCAACAACCGTTGTAACTCTTGCGCCTGGTCGTTTAGGCGAGGACACATTAATTTTATTTATGCCAACAAATAACAATGCGGCACTAGAATATGGCGCAGGAGTATTACATGTTTCTGCAAGAGATGTTTTAAATAATCAATTTACAATTACTCATCAAAATAATGCCAACACAAGAACATTTAAATACGCACTCATTGGGTGATATTTCTTTTACTGGAGTATTGAGAAAAGATTTACCAATTATTTTACCGCATGTTAAAAAAATGTTGCAAGATGCTGTAAAAACTATGAATGGTAGGCAATCTTATGAGGATTTAGTTCGTCAACTTTTTGATGGACAAAATCAATTATGGATTGCAGGAATACCAGGTAAAATTTTTGCTTGCGCTGTTACAGAAATTGTGGTATATTTTCAGATGAAAGCGTGCTATATTCGTATAGTAACAGCCGACAAGGCTTCGGGACATACCCGTCAACATTGGCAACACTTCATGTCTATCTTAGAAAACTGGGCTAAAGCTCAAGGATGCTCCAAAATGGAAGCAAACGCTCGTAAGGGGTGGTCTAGGATAATGGAAAATGAAGGTTGGGAAACAACTCACTATTTTATTGAGAAGGATTTAACCAATGGGCGGCTCATCAAAACCACAGACAACAAACACAGTAACTGAACCTTGGTCAGAGCAAAGACCGTTTCTTATTTCTGGTTTTCAGAGAGCAGAGGACTTGTATCAGCAAGGTGCGCCAGAATATTATCCTGGGCAATTAATAGCTGGTCAGTCACCAATGACTACTCAGGCTGCGCAAAATATATCTAATTTAAACACTAACAATCCTGCATTACAAGCTGCTACTAATCAAGCTGTATCTACATTGCAGGGTGATTATCTTAACTCTAATCCTTGGCTTGATGCTACATACAATAGAGCGGCAGACCAAGTAATTAACAGATATAATGAAATAGAAAATCCTGGTATAGAAAGTCAATTTTCAAGAGCTGGTCGCTTAGGTCAAAATGCTGCTTTTGCTACAGTTAGAAATAGGTCTGATGCAAATGCAGCTACTCAATTACAAGATTTAGCAACGCAAATCTATGGCGGTAATTACGCTAGAGAAAGGCAAAATCAGTTAAGCGCAATAGGTCAAATACCTGGGCTAAATCAAACTCAACTTGCTAACATTAATGCATTACAAGGCGCTGGTCAAATTAACGAGGCTTACAATCAAGATTTAATTAATGCTGAAATACAAAAATATAATTATGAGCAACAAGCCCCTAGAAATAATTTAGCTGATTATTTAGGTTTTATTCAAGGTAATTATGGCGGCTCTTCAACTGCTACGCAGCCTATATACAGAAATAAAGCATCTGGTGCTTTAGGTGGTGCTTTAAGTGGCGCTGCTGCTGGCTCTGCTTTTGGTCCTTATGGCGCAGCAATAGGTGGTGGGATTGGCTTAATAGGTGGATTAATGTAGGAGATTAAAATGAGTGATTTTTTTACAAGAATGAAAATGATGGAAATGTTGCCAATGAATGTTATGCGACCTGAGCAACCTATTAATTTGCGTGATGCTTTTATGAAACAAGACGCTTTAAAAGGCGTTGAAACATTCCATCCCTCTTTGATGCAAAATGGTGTTCCTGATTTTGATAAAATATCTACAAGTTTTGAACAGCCTCAAGTTATGGCTCCTGAAACATTAGATATGAATAAAATGGGGATGGGGCTTGGTATGCTTTCTAATATGTTCAATCAACAATCTAGTGAGCAGCAACCACAAGCTATGCAAGCGCCAATGCCTGTTGTAGTAGGTGGTGGTAGTGCCGACAAAATGCAAAATCCTTATGCTGCAATGATGTCGCCAGGTTTGTTAAATAGGAGAAGATATGGTTTATAATAATTTAACAAATTTTGGTTTATTAAATAACTCTATGCTTCAACCTAAATATGGTGGCTTGTTAAGACAAATGCCATTTGTAAATTATAATGAGCAATTTGGTCCTGAAGAATATAACTATAATGATTTTGGAACAGGGGAGTTTTTAGCAGAAATGCCTATTAACGAACCAGTAATGGCAAATGAACCGATTACTCAACAGCCTTCTGCTAATATTATACAATCAAATCAAAAAGAATTTGACCCTGTAAGAAATCAAATGCAAGCATTAATGTCAACTATGACAGAAAAGCCTCAAGGTTTGTTGGGTTATTTACAATCTCCAGCAACATTAGGATTTGCTTCAGGCTTACTTAAATCTTCTGGTTATTCTGCGACTCCAGTAACAATGGGTGCTGCACTTGGGGCGGGTATAGATGGCGCTCAAAACTTTGCGAGTGAAGATTTGAATAGAAAAGCTAAAATTCTTAATGCTTATAGAGATTATAATTGGTCTATGGGCGGAGGTGTTGGAAACAGTGTTTTTGCTCAGAGTTATATGTTATTAAAAAATGCTAGAGAGCAACAATTAGGTCGCCCTTTAACTCCTGATGAAGATATACAAATACAAATGGTAGCTCGTAATGGCTTGCAAAAAGGCGTTGGCTTTAATGAAGGTCAAATAGCGCCTATAGCGGGGGCAGAACAGGCTTCTGCTGCTATGGCTTATGCGCCAGAAAGAGCTGAACAGACAGCGAGAACCGAGCAATCGTTTCAACAAGAAGCTTTGGGTGGGATGGGTAAAGAATTTTCTGAAAAAGTTGGTAAATCTGCTAGTGTAATTAGGTCTGCTGATTATGCGGTAAATACAATAGATAGTATTATTGGCGCTCCAGGATTTGAATCTAACTTTGGCATATCTTCTTGGTTACCTAATATTCCTGGTCTTGCTGCTGCTGATTCTAGCGCTATGTTAGAGCAACTTGGCGGTCAAACATTCTTACAAGCTTACAATGATTTAAGGGGCGGTGGTCAAATTACAGAAGCTGAAGGTCAAAAAGCAACACAAGCTTTAATTAATTTAAAGGCGGCACAGTCAGCAGACCAAGTTAGAGAGAATTTATTAATATTAAGAGATTTCATTGGTAAAATTCGCTCTGGCGCTATGCAGATGCAACAACAAGGGCAACAATTTAGAGAAAAATATGTGCCTGAATTAACTCCTCAACAAAACAATTCTACTGGAATTAAATTTTTAGGATTTGAATAATGCCAATAGCAAAAATACAAATGCCAGATGGAAGAATAGGTCGGTTTGATGTCCCTGAAGGCACTACACCTGAACAAGTCTTAGAGTTTGCTAATCAACAATTTAGTGCGACCTCGTCTGAAGCTCAGAATTTAGCACCCCCTCCAGCACCTTATGAAAGTGATTTTACAAAAATGGCAAAAAATAGAGGCGCTGATTTAGCTGATGTTGTTGCTCGCTATAAAGCTGGCGAACAAACTTTACCAGAAACTGTATATCAAGGTTTTTTAAAAGGCACACTTGGAAATCTTAGTGATGTTGCTGGTTATGGAATTTCACAAGCTACGCCAGAAATAGTAAAAGAAAAAGCAACTGATGTTATTAAGGATGTTGCTTCAAGCCCTTATGTTCAGCCTGTAATAAAAGGCGCATCTGAAGCTTGGAAAAATCTATCTCCTCGTCAGCAAGCAAATTTGGAGGCAACAGGTTTATTGCCTATAGGGGCTTTAACAAAAGCAGCTTATAAAGGCGCTGT